TGATTCGTATTTCTTTTTCTTCTTGCCGTATTTGCCTTCGCTTTGCATAAGCAAACGCTTTAGGTCTTCTGGGCTATAATTATCTTTAGGGTCAATACCTCTAGTAGATCCTGTTTCAGGGTTGCTACCAATATTAATAGTAGGTCTTGCTTTAGGACGTGGTATTGTTTTTGGTCTTGGCTTAGGACGTGGACTACTTTTCGGAGCGCCTTCGAAAGTATAACCTTCGATGCCCATGTTAGCTAATAGTTCATCTACAAAATCTTCAGGCATTGATTCAGCATTGTTAAATGTTGTGCCTGCTTCGGTTGCTAGTTGTTCTAGTTCGCTGTATAGAAATTTACCTATAGCATCACCTCTATCAACCAAGTCCATTACCATTTCAGATGGATTATCTGCATTAGCAATCATATCGATAACAGATTTTGTTGCGCCTTCGTTAAACTCATCTGCACTGCTTTCCTGAATACTTTCTTCGTCGTACTTTTTCTTTTTACCGTACTTGCCTTCTGCTTTAAATGACTGATATGCTTCGCTTACACTTTCTACTGTGTGATCTGGATACACATCTTCGTCTACAGTTACATGGTCACCGGCTGCGCCTAAATATCTACGCAAACTGTTATCACTTGGACTACCAAGTGTACCTTTATATTCTTGTGGATTAGGAGTTGTTGAAGCCGCATACTCGTCGCCTTCTTCAACTGGAGCTTCACCAACTAATTGATTCAACTGGTCAGGAGTGATCAAAGCAATCATTGCTCGCATATCTTCTCTACCGTCAGTTGGTTGTTCAGCTACCTGCTCTACTGGTTGTGGTTCTATTGCAGGTGCATCGTCTCTGGAAATTCCTGCTAATTTGTATAAGTCATTTAAGTCCATTGTCGTTACACCTTATATTCTTTGTAAAGCACTGTGCCTTTGCTGTCGTTAACTAATTTTTCGTTAAACTTATCACCGTAATGATCTTCGGGATTGATCTTTTCAGCTTCGCTATAATCTGCATCTGCTAGTACACTAGTTGCTTCTTCGTCGCTGTCTTCAGCAACTTCCCATAATTCTTCTGCTTCGTTCATGTTGTTTACAAACATTGAACCTAAACTACAGCCACAAATGCCTGCAATCTCTTCGTGTAAACTATTAGGAGTTGCTGGTAGTTTTGTTGTAAAATCATACATATAAACTTCCTGTGCACCTACATCAGCAAAGCCACGTGGCTTGTGCATAATAGTTTTATTGGGTGATCCCATGCTTTCCATGTTGTATTTTGCCATATGCGCTTCAATGCGGTCCATATGTTCATCTGAAATCTCATTTAGACTACGAAGTCTGAACGAGTAAGTTTTCTCAGATTCTACTAGGTATTGTTTCAAACTTTTCATCGCGATTTCCTTAACTGTAGTTATTTATCAGAGTTATTCATTTTATTAATAACAGCATTAATCAATGCGTTACGATCTTCAAACTCTTCTGCTTCGCCTTGAATGGCTGTGTCGTTGCCATTTGCTTTATTTTCTGCGGCATCAAACTTAGCTTTTTGTAGCTGTAGTTGAACCATTTTTAATTTTTTATCCATCTTTGCTGTTTTAGCAGTGATAGCATTGGTCATCATTGTACTTGCTACTGCAAATACATTTGCAGCATGTCTGTCTTCTACATTTTGTCCAAGATCCATCAAGTCCTGAAAAGCATGTATTGCTTTGTTGGCATAGTTGTCCATGTCAGCATCTAGTGTCTCCATGTCTCTTACCATTGGTAGTGCAGCATCAATCTTGTCTGCTGTGTCTAGCTGTTGCTGTAGCTGATTGAGATCCAATCCAGTTTCTTGTTGTTGTACAGGTTCATTAACTTCTTCATTCATTGGAGGTAAATCAAATACATCTTCAATTTTACTACTCATCGTTTCTTCCTTTTCTTGGGCTGATTAAACAGCTCATGTTCTGTTAGTACACGAAATCCAACACCTTGTCTATCACAAAATACTTTTGCCGCTTGCCATTTTGCTTCATTGACAATCGCCGCCGCCTTTTGTGTGTTACTTTTGGCATGAGCTAGGGTTTGTCCTGCAGGCTTAATTTCAATCATCTCTGCTTTTCGTTGTTTATTTTTGTCTTCGTACACTATAAAAAAGTCTGGTACATAGTGTGTGTTCTTACCTGTAGCTGGATTTCTGTAAGGTATTCTATGTGCTTCACTTGCCCATGCTAGTATATTTGGATGTGTGTCTAGTATACGCATAAACTTTAATTCCCATCCACTACGATACCTAGGGCGATGTTTGCCTACATATTTTCGAGGGTTTTTAACCTCGTATATGCCTTGATGAAATTTATTTGCCATTCTAGTAGTATTTATTAGTTAGTGTTAGGAACAATAAAAGTAGTACCGTTTATGTTTTCTAAACTTTCTTTACTAGGGTCGTATACGCCTTTATAAATCCTAAACAGTGTTTCCATAGGTGTAGTTGAGCTTACTATGCTTCTGTTACTAACTGTTGCGGCTTCTCTGCCGCCTTGTACAGCTTGTTGATCTGCGGCCTGAGCGCTAATAGGACCGCTTGATGTTATGTTGACATGTTCTGGTTGAAACTGTACTGTATATTGAACAGGATTGCTATCACTATAATCTAATCTGTCATGATTAACGTTAGTCATCGTAACGTTATGTAAACTTGTACGTCTTCCGCCTTGTGCAGTATCTTGTTGATTAATTATAATCTGCTCAAAGAAAAATCTTTGATTGCCAGGTATAGTTTTTGCTCCAAAATCTCTAGCTGCGCCTGTGGCAAAATTACCGTTAATTATATCATATGCATTAGAATTGTTACTATCTAAATTATGACCGTGGAAATAATGTTTTGCATATGATCGCATCAGATAATCAAATTGACTATCTTTAGTGTCGTAAAAAATTATACTAATAGGCTGAATATCCATTCGAGTTGGAATATATCTCATTCGATTATATTGATTTAGTCGCACTACATTATAATCGTAATCCGGAAGGCCTACACTTGAAACTCTATCAAATGTAAAGGCTCTTCCAAAACTTTCATCTTCTAGGCTAACTGAAGGGTTGAGTATAAAATTAACGCTAAACTGAAATTTAGAACGTGGAATACCAGTAAGAACATTACTTCCGTGTTGTACTCCAAATTTATCAGCGGCAGCGTTATACGGGCCGGTGTTACTTATCAGTCCCATCGATTATCCTATAATACTTTAATTGCCGCCGCCAGTTGCGTTACTAACTGTTTGATCAGGTGTTGCGCCTGTTAGTGTAGCATTACCTGCTGCATCATAAATTTCCGCATTGTCGTAACGTATACTGACTGTGACTTGTACTTGATCACTATTTGAATAAGCCATGTCACCGTACTGAATATTTGCAATGTAGCATCCAGCAAGTTCAAACTTGTCTAGTACGCCTGGTGTTGGATTGCCACCGTCTAAACTTTCAACAAGCATTTGGAATTTATAACCACTACCTGCTCTACTGCTAGCTTGATTAGCATGATCAACTTGTCTATTAAGTTGATTGTTTAGTTCTCTTAGTACTGCACTATCTACGTCATCTCTAAGTACAATTGAAATTGGATCCCATGTGTGCTTACCTGCTAGATAAATTCTTGAATTGTATGCATCTACTGTCACTTCATCGTGAGTTAAACTTGGTCGTGTTGTACTGACTACACTTCTAGTGGGAACACCACTGAATGATTCACCAATAAAGTTTACTCTAAAACGATAAGCAAGTTTAGGCATAATTGTTGTTGTGTTACCTTGATTGTCTGGAACACCTAGTGTTGTAATAACTGCCATCTCTGTCTCCTTATAACTCCGGCTAACAGTATTTATGATTTCTAGTCAAAAAATTAGACGCCCGAAGACGTCTAATTAAGTATTATGTTAATTTTTTTAGTTTGTTGTTGATAATGCACCAGTATTTGTTAATCTAATCGGAATATAGATGAATTCTGCTGCTTTTGAAGGTTCAATTGCAACATCAACATAAAATTCATTACGATCAATTCTTGCTGGTGTATTATTAGATTCGTCACATACTACTGCAAAGTCATTGAGTCCTCGACGACTCAAAATATCTGCAAGGAATCGTTCGAATGCAACTTTAGCTCTTGCTCTTGTTTGTACATCGTTAACTTCAAACAAGAACGGACGAGCTAGTTCATCGAATCTATCTCTGAGATATGCCACTAAACGTGCAACATTAACACGGTCCAGAGAACTTGCTGTTGTGTGTAATGTTTTTTGACCAAATACAATTGTTCCTTGTCCTGGGAATGTTGTAATTGGATTTAGTTTTTCAGTGTACATTGCATCACGTTGCCCTTGACTTAGTGCAACAGCTTTGAATTCACTCTCTGTTGTAATGTATCCAACTGCGGTTGCGTTCTGTACTACACCACGTGTTGTACCTGCTGGGGCAAACCACTGAAAACTAATATTATCGTTGTATGCATATGTGTACAACGCCATATGACTTGCTGGTACTACAACAGTATTTCCAGTTACTGGCTCTGTTGTTTGACCTGCAGGATAATAAACTGCACTATATGTGTTGTTTGTTACTAGTCCATCTTCTCCGTTTTCCGTTGCATTTTCGCTGTTTTTAGTCCAGTTAACAACATCAGTTGGATTTTTACGCATCGGCGAATCAACAATGATAAATGCTGTTTCTCCACGATCACTGTTTAATGTAACCATTTCGTCTACTAGTTCAGGATAGTTCGGTGCAGCAATTAAGCTAAATCGATTGCCCGGATCTCTGAGATCTGTGCCTGTTGCAACTGTCTGCATTGCAGTTGCAATAACACCACGTTGCGCATATCTGCCAAAACGTCCGCTACCATCTGCATGATTACTTGTACCGTTTCTCCAAGCAGTACCGTTCCAACTACGTACAGTATTTTTACTTTGTGCCATGTTTACAACAATCATTCCACTTGGATAAACTAGCGCACTTGGTGCGCCGTTGATTGGTGATGTGCCGCCAGATATATCATAAATATCTGCAAATAATACACCTGTTGTAGTTGTTTGATCAGTATTATCATGCCGTATCCATGCGCTTCCGTTGTAAACTTTAATATTTGGATAAGCACGTTCGTTAGTTTGACCTTCAGCTGATAGTGTTGTGTCAACCCAAACATCACCACTGCTTGGCCCTGTTGGCTCGGCTGTACTGTATATTGCAGTGGTTGTTACGTAAGAACCACTGCTTACTTTGTATAGATCCAATTTGTCAATTGTATTATCAAACCAATATGTACCTGTAGCTAGTGTTCCGGTTGGTGTTGCTGATTGTGCTAATACTGTAGTTGCTGTTAAATCGCCTACTGCACCGCCTGTTACTACTTCTCTAATAACAATAGTAGCTTTAGTATTTGCTTGTTGATCTAACAAATAAGCACCTACTGTAGCTGTACTTGCAGTTAATGCACTTGTACTTGAACCATCTTGTGATACAAAGTCTGTAATTGCACCTGCACCGTCGGCTTGTGTAGTACTAATACCTTGTACTGTAGCCTCTGTAAATGCTGTACCATTGTGTGTGCTTAGTGCTAGTGCCAAACCGTTTCCTGGTCGTGTTGTTTTAACCCAAACATCATTATCCGCCGGACTTGCTGGTGCACTAAAATGTTCATCATAAGTTACACCAATCGCGCCAGTCATGTCACTGTCGCTGTCCATAACTTCCCATGCGCCAGCTACACCATAAAAGTATTCAATACTCATCTGACGAGCTGTACTTGTGCCTGTCTCGTTATCAACATGTACTACAACTAGAAATGTTCCGTCTGTTGCACCACTTGCGGCTGTAGTTGGAGTATGTACATCACCTGCAACGTCTGTACCATCGTCTACGTTAATTTCAACTGCTGGAATTTTGTTAACCCATTTGCTAGTTGTGTTGTTCCACTGGTGAATACCATATGAACTAGCGTCTGTGTCTAACCATAATGTACCAGCAGTACTATAAACCGCTGTTGGTGCAGTTGTGCTTGCTTCTAATTGTCTTAAATTAAGGTCTGCTCTAACAATAAATGCTTGATTGCCTTGTCCTAAATAACTGTACGCCGCCATTAAACCATATTCGCTAGTTTCACTGCCTTGTACAACTGTTGCTCCATTTTTAGTGAACGTTGGATTACCAAAAAACTGTGTCAACTCTCTTTGGCTAGTAACTTTCACTACTTTGCCTGCATTTGCTGATTTAGTAAATTTTGCTTTACCGTCTGCTTCACTACCAGTTGGATCTGATTTGTCTTGTTGTGTTGCAACTAATAGTAGTGGTACTGTGCCGGCGCCTGGGGCACCATATGCACTCTCATCTACTACAGTAACTTCAACACCTGCTGATACTAATGTTGCCATAATATTCGCTCCTCTAAGTAAGTAATTCGCTAGTAGTATTTACCAGGACCACTATATATCTAGGGGGTTATGGAGGTTAACCTAGTACTTAATGATTTCTTTAACTTTTGTAAGTAAATTTTCTAATGTGCTATCATTATAGATAATATGATTAAATTTTTCATCTGGGAGTATCCATGCCCATTCGCTTGGGTGTACATCTTCTGGTTTAATATTGTTATCTCTACAATCCATAAACCATGTAGGTAAATCTCCTCGACGGGCTTGCCAAACTTGTCCGCCAATTTCTTTTATCATTTTCATTTCATTGGGGAAACGCACATCAGGTATTACCCAATTATTATCTGGATTGTTTAATATTTGTTGTTTAACAAGACTAACCCATATGCCATCATAGAAACCATTACGCATACAATCTGTACCAAATAATTGTAACACTAATCTAGGTGTAACAAGTTGACCAGTTTCTTTAGTCCAAAACTCGTCTTGTTTTTCTCGCCATATCCTACTGCGATCAGTATCACCTTCTAATAAATCTCTATCCCAACCAAATACAGTTGCTACACCATCTTTAAGT